AGATCCTGTCTATGCTCTTGATGGTCTCGTCCATGGTCTGTAATATGGCCTGTAGGTTCTGTCCTGATGGTTGCAGTATGTAGGGTTTCAAATTGGCATCCATGTCAGCGGGCATCTCAATGATGGCACCCGCTCCTGCTGATGCCTGTGTCTCTGGTGTCTTTACCAATGTTGGATGGTTTGTCAATCTTATCAACTGCTCCGCTTCCGCATACAAATTGTAGAGGAAATTCTGTGCATCAGATATGTCAGCCAGGTCGCTGACGCCAATTCCTTTCAACGGTGATCTGTTGGCATAGACCCAAACCGCTGGTATCCTGCCCAAGGGATTGACCTTGCGTTCAATGTCTTCTATTGGTTTTGATTTCTTGGGATAATAGCTCTGTAATATTATCTCGTCTCTGGTCCAAGTTCTTATGTAATAGGTGGTGTCCTGTTGATAGCTTCTCTCTTCTTGTTCTAAAAATCTCACATAGTTCAATTCATACTTGCCGCTGGGCATCCTGATGAAGCTCCAGTCTAAAATATTTTCTGGAGTGTAGATTGTGACATAGGGCCTGATGCCCTGTTGTAGCTCTTCAGCTCTCGTGCCCACTTGTGTTTCTGGCCTATCTACCAGTACACAGCAATGGCCAAAGATGCTGGACTGTATGTTGACGTCCTGTATGAAACTGTTCCAGCTCCTGCCGTCCATGTCAGCATCCTTCAAGAACTGTTCAAGTTCTGGCATGCCTGTCATTGAACCAAAATCTCTTTCTGGCTTATGCCTGAACAGGAATGAATTGTATATGTGTATCACTGCCTTGCAGTGGTTGTCCAGGGGCGTCTGTGCTATCCTGTTGGTGTAGTCAGCGTCACTCTCAAAAATATATTTGGTTAGATATTGCCCCATCTTGTACTGCACGCCACCAAGATATGACGCATTGTAAAAACGCCAGCGCCTTATGTGATTGTGATATTCTTCGTGTACGGGCAATCCTTGGGTGTTGTGATTACCAGCACTGCGGTCTTGATTTACGAAACTATAATCTGCCATGTGTCCTTCCCACTCTCACGTTGAATGCGGTTGTGTTTGATGGTTCGTGATATCTGTTTATTGGAAATAAGAATGAAATGAGGTATCCAAGAGCATCGTTCATATGCGAATATAATCCTGCCTCTGGCACATTGGTACCTTCTTTGAAGCATTGTTTTTGTATGCTATTTAACACATTGTGACACCTTGGATGTATTATTATGCCTCTGATTCCAGCCGCTGAGTTAAGTTTGCTGTTGACACAGTTTATCCTGTCCCTCACCGCCATGTGCCTGTTGTTGAGTTTGCAGATGAAACCAGCATTTTGCAATATGCTTAGGTCAGTCCTTCCACCAGCTGATGATCGCCTCTGGCGACAGGCTGGATCTGGATACATAAAGATCTTCTTGTTCTTGTATCTGTTGTGTATCTCCTCGCACAGCTCGTCTGTGTTGGAGCCATACATGGATATCTCATCAAAGATGTGCACCACGTTGTCCTTGATGTAGCTGACCACTGAGCTCATTGGCGAAATGTTAAAATCCTGTCCCACGTGCAACATTGTGACGTCCTCTGGAACCTCAAATGTCTTGACGTTGTGTTTGATGTCAAAACCATAATACACCACTCCGCTAAAGGTCTCCCACGTGGCCTCGTACTCCTGCCTGAAAACTTTCTCTGATAGATCCTTGCGTGCCTGCTCTATCTCGTGTTGATCAACCCAACCGCCCTGCAGTGTGGTGAACTGCCAGCTCTTCCAATCTGGATTGCCCATCTGTCCCTGTTGATATAGATCATAGAACCAGCTCAGCCCCTTGGGCGTGCCGCAGAACAGGGCCTTGCCCTTGGTGTCTGAAAGGGTGGGCCTAAGTGTTGCCGTCCATGCCTCTTGTTCAATGTCCGCACACTCATCCATGACTAAAAAATTTATACCCACCCCCCTCAGTGAATCTGGATTGTCTGCCCCCCTGAGACAGATCCTTGATCCATTTTTCAATAAAATGGTCAGCTCAGCCTCATTGATGGTCTTGGCCCATCTCAAATCTTTAATAATTTTTTTCAATTGAACCCAAGCAATCTGTTTTGCTTGCCTGTAGCTGGGTCCTATGTACCAACACAGCTGGTTGGGCGTCCTTGCCTGATAACACAGTTCTCTTATGGCCAGTGTGGTCTTGCCAAATCTCCTGCCAGTGACCAGTACCCTAAATCGTGAGCTGTCCTGTGCCACGGACTGTTGCGGATGTGATAGTTTCATAGCTATTCATTGGGCCAAGGCAACGGTTCCTGGCTCTCTGCGTCAGTTGGTGTGTCCTTCTGATCCAGGTAGTTCTTGCCAAGGAATATCAACATACGGACGTCACCCTTCTCCAGGGCCACTTCCATCTGTTTCCTACGCAATGACTTCTTGCCTTCTGCCCTGCCGTTCTCAATGATGTCCTTGTATCTCTTCTTGAGGTTGTCCACTGACGTGCCCATCACGGACGCTATCTCTTCATAGCTACACATGATTGAGGCCAGTTTGGTTATCATCAGCACGTCTAGTTTGTATGATGTCTTTTTGATCTGTGCCATTATAAATGCTTCTCCGTTATGATGATCCTGAATCTCCGCTTGTCAGTGTCACCGTTTGACGTCACTATGGTCACGTCCACGTTGTAGATGTTGTTGAGTGAGCCGTTCCTCAGCCTCACGCTGACCACGGCGCCCGCTACCAGCACGTCAGTGGCTGAGTTGGTTGGGAATGCCAAGGGACTGGTGTCGCCAGCGATGCTCTCTATGCTCACACTGGCTGAGCTGATGGCATCTCCTGAATTGAGATAATCAGTGAAGTCCACTGCATATTTTATGTTGGCTGTGGGAGCCTTCTCTATAAAAGCACCCTCGTTGTCTCTCTTAAATCCTGTTAAATTGGCCATGTGTTAATTTCCTCTCACTCGCGGCACTGAACTTCTGTTGATCAAAGCTGGAGTTAATATTAGATTCTTCCTGGTTTCCTGCAACACCGCAATTCTCCTAGTTTCTGTAGATGCTGTATTTACACGACTTTCCATCAAACATTCTATGATGCGATTATACTCTGGCACCACAAGGGTCCTTATCTCCTGTAGGGCCTTGATTGTGAAGAAGGGATCCACCTGTGATATGAGGCGTGCCTCTGTGAGTTCAAACGCGAACGCCGCCAGTGTCAATGGTTGCATCTTTGCCAAGATGTAATTCAAGTTGCTGACAGCAGTGAACTGCGCCCCCAGCGTGGTTGGTTGCAGTTGGGCCAGCACGTAGTTGAGGTTGCTCAATTGTGAGAACGCTGCCACGAAAGATGGTGATGGTCCAAAGGTGGCGTTGGCATTCTGTGCAGAGGCAAAGGCCGTGTTGTAGATGATTGGAGAGGGTTGATCTCTCAATCTATTGGGCGTGTTGGCCTGTGTCACGGATGCCAACAGGCTGCCCACCCCTGATGCGATTTGATAGAATGCGTTGCCTGACAAAGAAGCCGCTGCCGTGAATTCAAAAGGCGCCGTCTGATCCCGCAGCCTATTACACGTGGTGTCTGCCTGTGTGGCCACCGCGGCCGCACTGCTGGTGGCTGACTTGAGATAGCCGCCAAGGGCTTTGAATACTATGCCAAATGTGAAGGACACGCCAGTGCCCCAGGAGTCACCGTACCACTCATCCCAGGTCCTGTCTATGTATTCTCCGTCCTCTGAAAATTGATCCCAGGTGTAGTCATCTGACACACCCAGTGAGGCTTCAAAAACATAGGGTGGTTCATCCTCGCCAAACAGTATGGGAAAGAAGACTACGTAGTCTGACTCTACATATGGAGGGAATGAGGCCATTGAATGGCTCCTACGCTAACGATATGGTAAGGTTGCCTGTGGCCACCTGGAAGGTGTCACCGTTTAGTATCTCTTTGCTGTTGGAGAGCAATCCATAATACATCACCTCGTTGGGCGCCAGGGTAGAACCATCTGAGGTCCTGCCCTCGTCAATGATCGCTATGCAGGTCACTGTGGATCCTGATCCAGCCGCATTGTTGTAGTTGGCTGATGCTGTGGGAAAGGTGCAGTTGGCTGTGTTGGATATGGATCCTGTGGTGGTGTCAGTGCCAAAAATAATCTGCGTCCTTGTGTATGAGGCGTTGTTGATCTCATAATGGCCCCAGTTGGCGGTGCTGTCTGAGTTCACTTGTCCTGCTTCAAGTGCTGCCAGCACATCTGATGCTGGGCCTGAAATCC